GTGTAGACAATGCCATTTAGATTATGGGGATAAGAAAGATTGGATAGATTATTTAAAAGATAAGCACAATGTCAAAACATCAAGGTACAAGCAGGAAAGTAACCTTTGGAACAAGGAAGAAAGGGGTTGCTAAGAAATCATTTAATAAACATTCTCCAAGACCTAAAAAATACAGGGGTCAAGGTAGGTAAAACAAACACAATGGGAAAAAAAGAACACAAGAACTTCTGCCTTAACTTTAACAACGACGAAAAGGTAGTAAGCGTAGAATTGCTGCATAAAGAGGGTATATTTGAAATTGCAAAGGCTTTCAGCGTTTGGCTTACTGCTAATGGTATTGCGCACCAAGTATCTACACAAAAGATTAATGAAATTGAAACCAACGAAGATGCAAACACAAACAATTAAAATTACACAGGTTAAAACCAACCCAGACAACCCAAGAATAATAAAAGACGATAAGTTTAAATCCTTGGTTAAATCCATTAAGGAGTTCCCAAAGATGCTAAACATACGACCAATTGTGCTGGACGATAATAACGTAATCTTGGCAGGTAATATGAGGTTTAGAGCCTGTCAAGAGGCTGGTTTAAAAGAAGTACCTGTTATAATATTAAACGGATTTACAGAGAAGGAACAGAGAGAGTTTGTTATTAAGGATAACGTAAACTTTGGAGAATGGGATTGGGAAGTGTTAAGTAACGAGTGGGACGAGGCAGACTTAAAAGAGTGGGGGTTGGACATACCTACATTTAACGAAGGTGTAGACATTGACGATTTCTTTGAGGATGTAGACGAGGTTAAGGTAGGCACGAATAAAATTGTGTTAGAGTATAACGACGAAGATTATGCTGCAGTAATGGGGGTGTTGAATAACGTTGTTGGCAGTAAGGAACAATACTTCTTTAAGTTAATGGGTTTATGTTAATTTATTTGGCTGGTGAGGTTTATGGGAAAGAGACCTTTAAATGGGCGGAGTACAAATTTAATCGTTTGGACAGTTTCTATTACATAAAAAACAATAAGGACTTTATTTCTTACATACCATATTATAAAGATTACTTGCTGGATAGCGGTGCGTTTACCTTTATAATGGGCAAGAAGGTTAGTGTTGATATTGATTCTTATACGGAGCAGTACATTGAGTTTATTAACCAGCATAACATAGATAAGTTCTTTGAGATGGATGTAGATAAAATTTATGGGTACGATAAGGTGAAGCAATTAAGAAATAAAATAGAAGCCAAAACAGGTAAGCAGTCAATACCTGTATTTCATATGAGCAGGGGTGTAGAAGATTGGAAGGCTATGACTAAGGACTACAAATACATATCTATTGGAATAGCAGGTAAGGATGTTGGTTGGGGAGATTACAATGCGTTCTATTCTTTTGTTATGAGTGCAAAAGAAAACGGCTGCAGGGTACACGGACTCGGTATAACAGGAATGAAAAGTTTGGAGAGAGTACCTTTTTATTCTGTGGATTCAAGTGGTTGGACAACAGGTAACAGGTATAAAAGTATTTTCAAGTTTGATGGCAGGAAGGTTACAACCCTTAAAATAAACTTAAATGGCAAGAAGATACATAACCATTTAGAGTTAGCCAAACACAATTTGAAGCAATGGATAATGTTTGCAGATTCTATGGAGAATAAATTAATTATTTAAGATGTGTTCTATAATTGGTGGTACAATATTTAACGAGTATGCCTTACAGGTTTATGATAGGGCAAAGGACAGGGGGCGAGACTATAGTGGTTTCTGTCAAATGGGTAACTATTGGATAGCCAACCACAGGGCAACACCTACCAACGAAACGGCTGCGCCTATAGACAACCAGCCTTTTGGTAAGGACTTTAAGATTGTACATAATGGCACAATAGCCAACGACAAGGAATTAGGTAATGTTGATGGTGCTATTGACAGCAAGGTTCTTGCAGAGGTTATAGATGCCACAGATATTTATTCTGTTAGGGATAGCCTTAATAAAGTAAAGGGCAGTTATGCAATTGCCATACTTAAGAAAGATGAAATAATATTGGCTGCTAATTTTAAACCAATATGGTACATACATAAAGAGGGGCAATACTTCTTTTCCTCCCTTGAATGGCATTTGGGCGCTGGTGCTGTAAGGTTAAAACCTTATTCTGTTTACAGCCTTACAAAGGGTATATCTTGCGAACTAAAAAGATACCAGCCAAACAAGGCGCTTATAATTGCATCGGGTGGGTTAGACAGCACAGCGTTAACAGGGTATGCAAAACAAAGGCACGAAGAAATTAAGTTACTGCATTTTAATTACGGCTGCAAAGCAACAAACAATGAGATTGCTGCAATTAAAACCATTGCAAGTAAATTAGATTGCACTTACGAGGTATTGGATTTAGACTACACCAAATTCAAAGGCAATAGTACACTCTTTAAAGACGACAAGATAAACAGCGGTATAAGTGGGGTAGAGTATGCGCTGGATTGGGTGTATGCGAGAAACCTTATTCTACTATCCATTGCAGTTGGTTATGCGGAAGCAAATGGGTATGGATTTATTTACATAGGTACTAACTTGGAGGAGAGTGGCGCATACCCAGACAACGAAGAACAATTTATCTTAGACTTTAATTCTTTATTGTATGGTGCAGTAAATAACGGCTATAAGGTGCAAATAGTAACACCATTGGGAGGGTTAATGAAAAAAGAGATTGTAGAGTTTGGGGTAGAGTACAATTCACCAATAGAACACTCTTGGAGTTGTTATAACAATGGTTCTAACCATTGCGGCAATTGTGGACCTTGCTATATGAGGCGCAAAGCATTTGAAAGGGCAGGTGTAATTGATAAAACAAAATACGAAGTATGATAATAGAAAAGAAGTATTATTTCTATGCAGCGCACAGGAATAAAGAGGCTGGGGAGAAATGTGGTAGATTACACGGACATACATACGATGTTACTTGCCATTTTAAATTCGATGTATTGCATAATGGGGTAAGTATGTTGTTTAGCGATATAGATGCGATTGCAGAGCCTATAATTAAGCAATACGACCATTACCTTTTATTATGGGAAGAAGATGGGTTATGCGATGTGCTTAATGTTTGTAACGAGCCATTTATTGCAGTACCATTTGAAACCAGCGCAGAGAATATGGCACTTTGGTTATTTACCCAAATAAGAAGTAAATTACCAATAATCAAAATAGAATTAGCAGAAACCAAAACATCAAAAGTAGTTTATGAAATTAGCAGTAAGTGAAACGTTTTACAGCATACAGGGGGAAGGTATAACAACAGGTTACCCTGCAGTCTTTTTAAGGTTGGGTGGTTGTAATTTAATGTGCGGAGGTTGGGGTACACAAAAGGACAGCGAATTGCACGATAGGGCGACTTGGAGATGCGATACTATTGAGGTATGGATGAAAAGTAAGGGCAAAGAGTTTGAGGACATATTTGATAACGAGTGCAAGGTTGCTTTACAATGTGGGGCGCATTTAGTTATTACAGGTGGTGAACCTTTAATGCAGCAAGATAAGTTAATGTACTTTATTAAATACCTTAGACAAGGTATTCCTAACTTGTATATCGAAGTAGAAACAAATGGAACAATTGCTCCAACAAATGCAATGCTTAACCTTGTAAACCAATGGAACTGCAGTCCTAAGTTATCTAACAGCGGTATGCTATACGATGTAAGGGTTAATGCGGATGCCTTGCACATATTTAACCAGCACAACACCATATTTAAATTTGTAATAAGCAATGAGGAAGATTGGGAGGAGGTGTTGAAAGACTACTATAATAAGATAGATAAGAATAAGGTTTGGCTTATGCCATCTGGAAGCAGCCAAAAGGAATTAAAGAAAACTAAATTAATTGTTTCGCAAATATGCAAAGCAAATACAATTAAATTCTCTAACAGGTTACACATAGAGTTATGGAACAAAAAGACAGGAGTTTAACAGACACGTTTGAGGCGGAAGAAAACTTTAGAAAGATATTAATACACTTGGGGGAAGACCCAGATAGGGAGGGTTTAATTGATACACCCAAAAGGTACATCAAATTTCTTAAAGAGTTCTTGCAGCCAAAAGAGTTTAATTTTACCACATTTACGTATGAGGAAACAGACGAAATGATTGTGCAGACCAACATACCATTTTATTCTTTGTGCGAACATCATATTGCACCATTCTTTGGAACAGGGTGCATTGCTTACATACCAGACGGAAAGATTGTTGGTTTAAGTAAATTGGCAAGAACGCTGGACTTGTATGCAAACAGGTTGCAAAACCAAGAGCGCATTACTACACAGGTAGCAGAAAGGCTGCAGCACGAATTAAAGGCAAAAGGTGTAGCGGTATCAATTAAGGCGCAGCATCTTTGTATGTGTATGCGAGGTGTAAAGAAACACGATACTTACACAACGACTACCAAATTGCTGGGGGTGTTTAAAACAGAAGACGCTGCACGAAACGAATTCTTATCTTACATTAAATAATATGGCAAACGAAAACAACTTAATACCATTTGAAAAGGGGGTAAGCGGTAACCCAAATGGCAGACCAAAGAAGTTCGTAACATTGTTAAAGGATAACGGCTATAAGCAGTCCGAAATAAACGATACAATACAATCCCTGTTATCCCTAACGATGGATGAATTAAAATTAGTACACGAGGACAAACAGGCTACAATTTTAGAGAAGACAATTGCCAATGCTTTATTTAAATCTTGGAAAAAGGGCAGTTTGTATAGTATAGAAACCTTGTTAAGCAGGACATTTGGCAAACCTAAGGAGCAGGTAACTTTGGATGGTGGGTTAGATATTACAGGTATAGAAGTAGAAATAATTACAGGTGAAACTGAAGATAAAGGGGAGTAAAATATATTTACTAAACTCGGTATCGCCTAAGAAGATTAAAATAAACAGGGGCGGTACAAGAAGCACCAAATCGTATTCGGTAAGTCAACTTGCTGCAGTATGGTTGATTACAGGTTTTATTGGAAAGAAGCATTACGACGATAGGGGTGTATTTTCAATTGTTCGTAAATACTTACCAGCGTTGCGCAGTACAACAATGCGCGACTTTATAGAGATACTTGAAACAAACAACTTAATACATTTAGTAGACTACAATAAATCTAACAGGGAGTTTAAATACAAGAACAGGGTTGTAGAGTTTTTTAGCATAGACCAAGAAACCAAGTTAAGGGGTAGAAAAAGAAACCATTTGTTTATTGACGAGGCAAACGAAATAAATAAAATGGAATGGCAGCAATTACTATTTCGTACAACAGGGTTTATCTATTTGGCATTAAACCCAAGTTCTCCAACACATTTTATTAAAACGGAATTAGAAGATGTAAGGCAACACCAAGTCGGAGATGTTTATGTAATTGTTAGTTCTTACAAAGACAACCCATTCTTAGAAAAGGCTATTGTAAAAGAAATAGAATTGCTGCGCACAACAGACCCAACTTTATGGAACGTATATGGGCAAGGGGAGTGGGGTACAATTGAGGGTTTGATATTTGGCAATATACACCCTTGCAACGAAATTAAGGGGGAAGTAATTGGGTATGGTTTGGACTTTGGTTATTCTATTGACCCAACTGCATTAATAGAGGTTCGTAAATACGAGGGCGATTTATACGTTCAAACCTTAATATACGAAAGGGGGTTAACAAACCAAGATATAAGCCAAAGGATGAAGCAGTTAAATGTGTTAAGGCATAAGCCAATTATAGGCGACAGCGCAGAACCTAAGAGCATAGAGGAACTTTATCGCGATGGTTGGCGCAGCATTAAACCAGCCAAGAAAGGTAAGGACAGCGTAAACAATAGCATTGATATTCTTAGGAGGTACAAAGTAAATTACATTGCAGGGGATGTGCTGGGTAGAGAGGTTGCTACATACAAGTTCCGTAACGATAAAGACGGAAACCTGTTGCACGAGCCAACAGACTTTAACAACCATACTATTGATGCGCTGCGCTATTTTGCACTTAACGAGTTACAGGTAAGCAATAAGGGTATCTACACGTTTAGATAAACATTAAGGGTTAAAATATATTTATGAGTATGTGGAACGAACTATCGGTTGGGCAATTTATCTCTTTATACGACATCGAGAAAAACGAGGTGTTAAATATTGTGGAAAAGCAGCAAAAGATGTTATCCGTATTAGAGGGTAAGCAAGAGGAGGAATACGATAATATGAAATACAGGGACTTAATGCAAATGTTCCACGATAAGTTATCTTTCTTTAACGCAATGCCAGAAAGCAAGGCGGTAGATTATATTGAAACACCTAAAAGGCGGTACAAGTTTTGTTTTGAGTTAACGGAAATAACTGCAGGGCAATACATAGACATCACAAATTTTAGCAGCAACATTATGCAGTTAAATAAGATTGCAGCCTGTTTCTTTTTACCAATGGAAGGGGATAAGTATTTGGAGTATGGTAAAATATCTCACGACGAGGTTGCAGAGGACTTGCTGGAAGCAAACTTCCTGCAGGTTTATGGTTGTATGGTTTTTTTTTATCAATTATTCAAAGAATTAGTAAGCGCTACCATAACCTCTTTAACAATGTCGGAGGAGGGGAAAGCGGCTCTAATTCGTTTATGGAAAGATGGGGATGGGTTTTTAGCACAAAACAGGTAGCAGATTTTGAGAACATATCGGTAACACAGGCTTACAATTTACCTGTTATCCATTACCTCAACAACCTTGCATACTTGAAAGATTATAACAAATATCAAGAGTCAAAGTTTAAGGAATGGGAGTTGCAACAAAGGAACAGGTCGCGAATCTAATTATAGGGGGTAGAAAGTTAAAGGGTAACGAGTACGTTGTTGCGGTAGAGGAAATTGCTAAAATTAACCTAAAGAATACTCTTGAAGGGTTGGGTATTAAGTTAGCGGAGGCAATGGAAAGACTTGCACCAAGTAGCAGCGGTAAACTGCAAAACTCCATTAGCGTAATTGGTGTAAAAGAGTTGGGTGGTTTTTATAGGTTAGAAATTGGGTTTGGTGTTGGTTACCACGATTACGTTGATAAGGGGGTTAAGGGTTTAAAGGCAACCAATAAAAAATTTTATCCTAATTCGGAAAACAAGATTTACGAGTTTAAGAATTATGGTATGCCTTCAGAGGCTTTAAAGGAATTGGAGGGTTGGGCAAAACGTAAGGGGATGGAATTAGAGGCGGAGAACTTAAGGAAAGAACCAAAGGATAGAAAGAAAAAGATAAAGGGTGTTACATCACCAGCAAGTTCTTTGGCTTATATGATTAAGAAATATGGTATAGAGGGCAGGAACTATAAAGCCAAAGCGGTAAAAGAGGTAATGCCAAAATACGAAAAACAACTAAGCGAGATTGGTTACAATACTCTTATTCTAAAAGTTACTAAGAAATGATTACTTTAACAGAACCAGCGCCAACAATAATACCAACATTCAACAGGGTGTTGTACAAAATTGTAAGCAGCAATTCCTCACAAGTTGGGTTCAAGTATGTTGTCAAAGTTTACAATGGCAACAACGAGTTAATTACAACTGCATATTACGACACACCTCCCAATCCAGCATTAGAGGTTGAATTTGATATAAGTAAGTTTGTTTCGGCTTATTACAACTTTAATAACGGATTTACACAGGGAAGCAATGTTACGGACAATGGAGGCACTATACTTCCGTTCTACATTAAGTGTTACGAGTATTATGCTATTGCTGGGGTTTACCAAATAGTTACAGCATCGGAAATAATATCAGCAACAAAATACGGCTTCGCTGCAGCATTACCATTGTTAGAACTAAGGGAGTTTTATACAGATTACACTTTATACAATGGGGATAACAATACTACATACAAACCCTTAACAGATTGGACAGGTATTAAGTGCAGGGCGGCAGATTCCCAAATAATATCTTTTGTAAACAATGGTAAGATTACGACACTTGAATTAGTGGTTACCAATACAACAGGCGGCATTACAACACACAATATAACATCCACAACACCTGCAGGACATACCATTACTCAATTTAAAATAACCCCAATGGTTTATGGAGATGTTGCAAGTATTGAGGTATTTATTAATTGGAATAATGGTGCAGCAAGAAGAAGTAAGGTTTGCGACATATACATCCAATCCTGTGGCAAATACGAGCCAATGCGTTTGGCATACCTTAACAAGTATGGTGCATACGACTTCTTTAACTTTGATTTAATTAATCGTGCATCCTTTAACATAGAGAGAAAGGGGTATCAAAGAGAGTATAGTGGGGATGTTTACAACGATGGTACAAATATTGTTAAAAGTGTTAATGCAACATATTATACAAAAGAAACACAGCGTTGGAAATTGGTTAGCGATTACCTTAACGATGAGCAAAGCATTATGATACGAGATATGTATTCTTCGCCTTTGGTGTATGGGTATATTGTTAACGATGCTGGTGTAATGCCATCTTG